GGCAGCGTCGTGCCGCCCTTCACGTCGAAGCTCGTGACGATCGTCGATACCGCGCCGCCCGCGTGCTCGAGGAGCCCGCTCACGTGGGTGTCGACCTCGACCTCGATCCGCTCGCCGGCCCGCGGACCCGTCGCGATCGTCCGCTCGGCTCGGGCGCGGCGGGCGGCTCCGGCGCCGGCGCGTCGGGATCCCCAACCGCCGCGGCAGGCTCCTCCGCGGCAACGTCCGCCAGCAGGCGATCGAGCGTCGCCCCGTCGAAGCCGATCAGCCCGAGGTCGAACTCCTCGGTGCGCAGCGCCCGCAGTTCGGCGGCCAGCAGGCTTTCGTCCCAGGTGGAGGTCAGCGCGAGCTGGTTGTCCGCCAGCCGATAGGCCCGCGCCTGCGCCTCGGTCAGGTGCGCGAGCCGGATCGCCGGCACCTCCTCGAGGCCCAGTGCCTTGGCGGCGAGGACGCGGCCGTGGCCTGCGATCAGCACCCCGGCATCGTCCACCAGCACCGGCACGGTGAAGCCGAACTCGCCGATCGAGGCGGCAAGCTGCGCCACCTGCTCGGGCGGGTGCTGCCGGGCGTTGCCGGCATAGGGCACGAGCGAGGCCACCGGCAGCATCGCGACGCGGAGGTCAGGCTGCACGGGAGGCTCCCTCGGCACGCGCCGCGGCGACGGTGTCGTAGTCGCGGCCGTCCTCGGCCAGCGTCACCGGGAGGTCGGGATGCAGCATCCGCCAGCGCGCGATCGCCAGGTCCACATAGGCCGGGGCGAGCTCGATCGCTCTGACCCTCCGACCCGTGCGCTGGCCGGCCAGGATGGTGGTGCCCGAGCCGGCGAAGGGCTCGAACACCGCCTCGCCCTCGTCCGTGTAGGCGCGCATCAGGAACTCGGGCAGCGCAACCGGGAACACCGCCGGATGCTCCGTCTCGATGCCACGGCCCTTGTGGCGGGTGATGCGCAGCACGGCATCCGGGATGCGCATCTCCTGCACGGGCAGGCCGATGTGGGTGTAGGCCTTCACCTCGCCGTCGGCGGCGCGCAGCCCGCTGCCCTTGTTCGGCGTGCCGGCCCATTTGCAGGGCACGATCTTGTTCGGCTGGCGCGCCTCGCGGTTGAAGTGGAAGACCAGCTCGAAGGCCGGCGCGAGCCGGCCGTTCCAGTCGCCCGGCAGGCCGGGGCCCTGGTCCCAGGCATACAGCCCGAAGCGCCGCCAGCCCTGGCCGCGCATCCAGTCGAGCCAGCCCTGCCAATAGGGCTGCCATTCGCCATCGCGATGGATCAGGCCGAGGTTGACCAGCACCTGGCCGTCGGAGCGCAGCGCCGCGGGGAGATGCTGGAGCACCCCCTGCATCAGCGCGTCCCAATCCGAGACGCCGCCGGTGGTGTAGGCGCGCTGGTTGCCGTAGGGCGGGGAGGTGAACAGCAGCGCGGCGCGGTCGGTGCCCATCACGCGGGCGACCGAGGCCGCATCGGTGCTGTCGCCGCAGAGGAGCCGGTGCTCGCCGAGCCGCCAGAGGTCGCCCGGGCGGGTGACGGCCTGGCGCGGCGGGTCCGGTTCGGCGTCGGCCGGGTCCTCGGCCGGCTCGGCGCCATCTGCGTTGGGCTGGTTGCCAGGAGCCGGCTCGGCACCGCTGGCAACCGCCGGGCTGGCAACCGCGCCGTTGCCAGGATCGGTTGCCACCGCATCGAGCCCGGCCAGGAGCCGCTCGATCTCGGTGCCGTCGAAGCCGGTCAGGGCGAGGTCGATGCCGCCCATCTCCTGCAGCTTGGCCACCTCGGCCGCGAGCAGCGCTTCGTCCCAGCCGGCGTTCAGCGCGATGCGGTTGTCGGCGAGGCGATAGGCCGCCTTCTGCGCGTCGGAAAGGCCGGCGCGGACGATGGTCGGGACCGTGGCAAGACCGAGGGATTGCGCGGCCAGCAGCCGGCCGTGGCCGGCGATGATCTCGCCGCGCTCGTCGACCAGCACCGGGGCGACGAAGCCGAACTCGAGGATGCTGGCCGCGATCTGCGCCACCTGCTCGGGCGAATGCGTCCGTGCATTGCCGGCATAGGGCAGCAGGGAGGCGACGGCGCGCGCCTCGACGGCGCTCGCAGACCAGGGGACTGCTGGCGGCATGGGAGTCCATCCGGCGGCGATTGCGGTCGGAGGTAGCTGGCGGCGCTCTACCGGCAGCGGCGAGTTGCCGGTACCAAGGTCGCCTGCCCCAAAGGGAACGGCGGTTAATCGGGTGGAGCTTCGAACACGCCGGCAGGACTGCGCTCAGGGTATGGGCGTAAGCCCGGAGTGTGTGCACCGCCCGTAGTGCTGGCTCGGGACCAGCGCGCCACCGGCGAAGAGCGTGTGGCGACTGTAGACGGCGTTCCACGCGTCGTGTCCGCGCAGCACCAGGGTCAGTGTGGAGACGTTTCCGCCCGGGCCGCGTTCCTGGATGATCGTCAGCGCCTCTTCGCCACGAACGAACGTCACGGGATAGAGTGCTCCGCCGTCCCGGCTTGTCATGGTGCGGGTCGACGCGTTCCAGAAGTACTCGAACCGGAGACCTGGCCCGTTCGAACGGACGACTCCCGTCGGCGAGGCGCTCACAGGAAAGCTGCAAGTTAGGAGCAACGTACTCGCCAGCGCCTGATTTGCTAGACCGCCGATAAGGAGCAGGCCGAGCATTGCTGAGGCTGGTCGGCGCACCGGGGTCGCCCTCCCGTGCCGCGGAACTCTACGCTGCAGGAATCCGAACATGGCTCCATGAGGATGCTGGCGTCTTCCGTACCGATCAAGGAGGCGGGCCGGGGGTGCATCTGCATCCTTGGCAACCTGGCGACGCTGGCAACCTGGAAAACGGGGCTGACGCTAGGCGGCTCGCGCGCTTCCGCGTCCCGCATACGCCAGGCCCAGGAAGGACCCTGCGGCTCGCGAGCCACTGTCTCGATCGAGCGACGCTGTGGCTGGTCGGCCGCTTCGCGCTCGCGCATCTTCAAGTTGGCCGCAGGATAGGACAGACGGATTCCAGGGCGCAACGCGACATTTCCGCGCAGGCGTTCCTTTGTTTTCGCTCCGAAGCCGGGTCACGGCGTGCGGCCGTCACGCCGCCCTCGTCCGCGGCACGAGGCCGAAGTGCCCCGCCAGCACACCGAGCGTTGCGACCAGCATGCCCTGCGCCTGCGGCGGCGAGACCGGCCGCCCTCCCCAGCCCTGGCGCGTCGCCCACTCGCGCACCGACATCTCGAGGCCGAGCACGTGCCAGGCGCAGGAGCCGGCGGCGCTGTCGTGACCGCCCAGCGCGTCGAGCGCCTCGGCCACGCGCCGTCGCGCGTCCATGGCGCGCTCGGACAGCGCGTCGGCGGTCCGGCCTGGCAGGCGCAGCAGGGAGGCGCGCACCATGCCGTCCAGCGCGGCGCGCCGGAACAGCACCCGGAAGCAGCCGCCCGCATCGTGCATCTCCTGGGTGATGGTGCCGTTGGCGAGCATCAGGCCAAGGGTGTCGATGGCGCGGCGATGGAGGACGGGCGCGCCGGTCTCCGGATCGGCCTCGCGGACGGGCTCGCTGAAGCCGCCATGCTGCAGGCGCCACCGGCTCGGCAGGGCGAGGCTCTCCTCCCGGGTGCGGGCCTTCTTCTTGCGCTTACCGGCCATGGCTCGGGCCTCCTGTGCGCGGCCCCCAGCGCCGCGTCGCCTCGTTGGTCAGGGCCTGGCGGAGCCAGGGATCGGCGATGTCATCGAGGCGGAGGGCGACGACGCCCTGCTCGCGCCAGACGCGCCGGCGCATGGCCTCGAGGTCGGCCGGGTTGGCGGGGCTCGGCTCGCGGCCGAGGGGGCATCGCGGCAGCGCCGGCGCGCCGGGCAGCCTCACTGCACACCGCCCCGGGCGTCGATCGCCCACAGCAGCAGGGCGAGGGCATCCGCCTCATTGTCGTCCGCCGGCGCGAAGCCGCGCGCCCGCATGGCGGCGATCACCGCCTCCTTCGGTGCATTGCCCTTGCCGGTCGCGAAGCGCTTGATCGTGCCGACCGGGACGCCCTGGTAGGGGACGCCGGCGCCTTCGCACCAGGCGGTCAGGTGCGCGAGGAAGCCGCCATAGACATGGGCGGCGGTGGTGCCGGCGTGCCGCCGCACCTCCTCGAAGACGACGCTGCCGAGCGGGCCGGCGCTCGAGCCCATGCTGTCCAGCCAGCGGCGGAAGCGCAGCCAGCCCATGCCGCCGCCCTCGAAGCGGCCGGGCCGAAAGGCGGCGGTGCCGGAGGCGATGCTGCCATCCGGCAGCCGCAGCGCCCAGCCGAGAGAGCTGCCGAGGTCGAGGGCGAGCAGGCTTCCGTGACGCATGGTGACGATTGCGGCGGGTTTTTCCATTGACTGCTCACGCGCGCGCGCGCACGCGAGGGCATCAATAGGGGAGTGACGCGTCAATCCGTCACAATCGGTCATCGCTCAGAACTCCATCTCGATTTCGGAATGGGTTGTGTTCGCGCGCAGGCGCAGGCCGATGAAGCAGCGCTGCGCGCTGGTGCGGTGGGGCGAAAACCCGCGCGCGCTCAGCGTCTGCGAGAAGCGCTTGATCGAGCCGACGAATTCGCCGCTGGCTTCGGCCCAGGCCTTCCACGACGCGTAGAGGGCCGCAGTCGCCTCGCTGTGCTGGCTGCCGCGCTCGCAGCACTCCTCGATCCACCGCCCCAGCGCGTCCTCCGCCTCGAAGTACTCGTCGGTGGCGGCGAGCACGGTGGCGGGCGGGCGGAGCCCGACGCGCTGCCATTCGAGGCAGCCCTCGATCGCCCAGGCGAGGATGCCGTCGCGCTCCGCGAGCAGCCGCTCGGGCAGGCGCTTGTCGCGCCGGGCGGGCGGGATGGTGACCGTGAACGGCACCATGTGCAGCCGCCGCCGCATCGCCTCGTCGACATTGCGGATCGCTGGCTTGTGGTTGCCCGCGACCAGCAGCTTGAACTGCGGGGTGAACTCGAAAAAGTCCTGCCGCATGAAGCGCGCGGTGATGCGGTCGCCCCCCGTAAGCGCCTTGAGCTTGCTCTCGGCCCAGCGGCTGCCCTGCTCGGTCTCGATCGAGGTGACGATGCGGGCGCCGCGCAGCCCGGCCATGTCGGTCGGATGGCGTTCGCCGCTGGTCGCCATGAACATGTCCATGGGCGCGACGGTGGCGTAGTCGCCGAGGAGGGCGGTGAGCGTGTTGAGGAACACCGACTTGCCGTTGGCGCCGGTGCCGTAGAGGAAGAACAGCGCGTGCTCGGTGGTCACGCCGGTGAGCGCGTAGCCGACCACCCGGCGGAGGTAGGCCTGCAGCTCGGCGTCGCCGCCCGTGACCTGGGCGAGGAAGGCGAGCCAAGCCGGGCAGTCGCCCCGGGGCGCGGCGGTGGTGATCTTGGTCATGCAGAGGGCGCGGTCGTGCGGGGCGAGCGCGCCGCTGCGCAGATCCACGACGCCGGCCGGGGTGTTCAGCAGCCAGGGATCGCGGTCCCAGACCTCGGCGGTGGTGGCGTGGCGCCGATCGGCGCGCGCCAGGCGCTCGACGGCGGCGACGGTTGCGGCCTGGGAGAGCTTCGTGCGGACCCTGGCGTTGTTGGCGCGGTTGGCCGCGGCGCGGCAGACGTGGCGGGCGAGGTCGAAGGCGCGCAGCGTGCCCTCGCGCTCCCAGCGCGTTCCGGTCCAGGTGAGCCAGGCGCCCCAGACCGCGACATGCCGCCAGTCCTCGCCATGCTGCGCGCTGAACGCGGCGGCGAGGGCGTCCTCGGTGAAGCCGACCGGCAGCGGGCCATCGTCGCCCGGCCCATCGCCCTCGGCTACGGCCTGGTCGGGCTCGCCTGCACCTGTGCCGGGGTGACTGGCCTCGGCGCGGCGCCACAGCCGCTCCGCCTCCTGGCGCAGCCGGTCCTCGGGCCAGGGCGGGCTGATCCGTGCGGCGTTGTAGTCCTGGATCTCCTGCCAAGCCTGGGCCGCGGTGACGAAGCCGTCCTGGCAGCGGCGGATCCAGTAGCCGATGATGCGGGAGAGCGCCTCGAAGCGGGTGAGGCCATCGGCGCCGCCCTCGCGCACCACCTGGGCGAAGAGCTCGGTCACCTCGCCGCGGCCGGCGCCGTTGAAGTCGAGCGGGTCCTCCGCCGGGTCCGGCGCCACCTCGCTGCCCACCCCCGCCAGGGGCGGCATGGCGAGCACCGCCTCGGCGAACTCCGTGAGGTCGCGGTCCGCGCCGCCCGAGGAGAGGATGGCGACCAGCCTCGGCTGCCCGCCCTTGGCATGGACAGACCCGGCGACGCGGATCGGCTGGTGCGCCGAGCGGAAGGCCGGATCGCCGCCGACCTTCACCGCGATCGCGTGCCGCAGCCGGCACACCGTGGCCAGGTCCTCGCCGGTGGCCGGCTCGGTGAGCCGCCAGTAGAGGTGGAGCTTCGCCTGGCCCTCCGGCGTGACGCCGCCGGAGGCGACCTCGAGGCTGGGCGGGCCGAGGTGCCGGACCAGATGCGCCCGCTTCGCGGCGATGTCGCCGCCGTCGAGATCGACCAGCACCACCTGCATCTGCACGATGTGCTCGGCGCTGGCCTGGCCGGGTGCGACGACCGTGCCGGGGATGACGTAGAGCGCCATGCCCGCCTCGGCGGCCCAGCGCGCCTGCACGGCGAGCTTCGCCGGCAGCTCGCCATCGGCGGGCAGGAAGGGCGTGTGCGGCGCGCGGTCGGGCCCGCCCTTCTCGGCCAGCGCCCGGACCGCGACCCAGCCCTCGCACCAGCCGAAGACCATCTCGGCATAGGCCGCGACCATGGCGGGATCGGGGGCGACCGGCATCGGCGGGTTCACCTCGGCGGCGCTCATGACCAGCACCGCGTGCGCCAGGGGCAGCGCGCACATTCGGGGTGATCGGGCTCGGCGGCGATGCGCGGCAGCCACTCGCCGGCGTCGCAGGCCTGCAGGACGCGCACCGCCTTGTCGCTGGTGGCCTGGGCCAGCGCGCCGTCGAAGGGCACCAGCTCGTGGTGCAGCTCGGCGGTGTCCTTGTTCACCGCGGTGAACAGGGCCGGCGCCTCGGTCAGGCCCATGTACGCCTGGTAGAGCGCGACCTGCGCCGCGTAGATCGGCTTGGCCGCGGCGACGCCGCGCCGGACGATCTCCTTCCAGTTGCGGGCGTTGGCCGACTTGCATTCCCACAGCGCCGGGACGGCGACGACGCTCTGGGCGGAGGCTGGCGCTGCCACGACCACGCCGTCGATGTGGCCCTGCACGCGGCCGGCCGCGACCGAGAAGCCGAACTGCTCGCCGCTGCGGCTGCGGGTGCGCAGGTCGAAGCCGGCGCGCCGGAGCCAGCCGATCGCCAGATCCTCGAAGACATGCCCCACCGCGAAGACGCGGAGCGTCTGGCCCGAGAAGCCGGTGTCCGGGTCGCGCGGGACGTCGAGGAACTCGTACTGCAGGCGCCGCGCGCAGGGATCGCCCAGCCGCGAGCCGCCGAGATACTCGCGGCGCGCCCGCGTGCCGTTCTCCGCCACCAGCGCCGCGTCGATCAGGGCGTTGATCGCCTCGGCCGCGGTCGGCGGCTTCGGGCGGTGATTGAAGTCGAGGCTGGCCTCCGTCATCAGAAGGGAACCTCCGGGGAGGTGGACGGACAGGACGGCCGCATCGCGTCCTGGAAGGCGCCGACGGCCACCTCCGCGAGCGTCAGCACCTGCTGCTCCGACAGCGCGTTCAGCGGCGTGGTCCAGCCGATCTCGGCCATCACCTCGGCCATGGCGCGGATCGCGGCGCGCAGGGCGGCGCGCTCCTGTTCGGTGAGGTCAACCATGGCGGGCGCCTCCCGGGCGGCGCGCCGCGTCCACCACTTCTGGCAGGTGATGGAGCAGAAGGAGACGGAAGGCCGCGGCGGCTTCGAGGAGGTCGGGTCGAACCAGCCGAAGCCGCGCGCCCGCCGCCGGCAGACGGCGCAGAGCGCGCGCGGTGCGGGTGCCAACGGCATGATCGAACGCCGGCGTCATGCCGCCCTCGCGATGCCCTTGGGAAACACAGCGGCCAGGATCTGCGGCCGGTGCCAGAGGAAGTTCAGCCGGCAGTTCGCCGCGTACTTCGACAGCCCGAAGTCGAGCGCCGGATCGGCATCGCCGGCCTTGATGAGCAGCTCGCGCTGGCGGGCGGTCGCCGGGTGGTTCAGCCACAGCCGGCTCTTGGTGGCGGCGGCGCTGGTCTCGGCCTGGCGCAGGAAGTCGTCCGCCGCGGCCAGGACCTGCGCGCGCTCGCCGACCCCGAGATGACGCAGCCGCCCCTGGCGCAGCTTGCCGACGGCGTGCCAGTGCTCCCCGTCGAAGAACACCCCGGCCCAGGCGTCGAAGCCGCAGGCGATCATCGCGTGGCCGTCGCCATGCATGTCCCACCATCGGAAGGGCGAGCGGTCCAGGAGGTCGATCTCGGTCAGCCCGAAGCGCTGCAGCGGGCGCGTCTCGCGAAGCTTTCGCTCCCAGACATGGCCGCAGAAGGGGCAGGCGATGGTGCCGAGCGGCACCTCGGCCGCGCAGTCCGGGCAGGTCTTGTAGGGCGCCTGGCCCGGCTCGGGCTCCTCCGCCTCGGCGAGGCTCCCGTCCTGCTCGATCGAACCATGCCGCTGCGCCGCGCCGGCGAAGTCGAGGACGACGCAGTCGGTCTTCACCACGCCGGGGAAGCGTTCCGGGTCCACCTTGCGCAGGCCGCGTCCGATCGCCTGGATGAAGGTGCCGCGGTGGAGCATCGGGCGGAGCACGACGATGCAGCCGACCGGCTGGCTGTCGAAGCCCTCGGTCAGCACCATGCAGTTGGTGATCACCTGCACCTCGCCGCGGTCGAAGCGGGCGAGCAGCGCCGCGCGCTCCTTCGCCGGCATCTCGCCGGTGACCGTCGCGGCGGTGATGCCGGCGGCGCGGAAGGCGGCGGCGACCGCCTCGGCGTGGGCGACGGTGGCGCAGAAGGCGATGGTGCGGCGGTCGCCGGCGCGCTCGCGCCAGTGCTCGACCACCGCCTCGTTCACCACCGCCCGGTTCAGCACCTTGGCGGCGGCGTCCATGTCGTAGTCGCCGGCCGTCGCGCCGACCTGGTCGAGATCCTCGCTGACGCCGACATCGATGGTGAAGGTGCGCGGCGGCACCAGGATGCCCTCGGCGATCAGCGCCGAGATCGGCAGGTGGAAGGCGATGTTCGAGAAGGTCCTGCGGAGGCTCCGACCGTCGCCGCGCTCGGGCGTGGCCGAGAGGCCGAGCAGCTTCAGCTTCGGGTTGGCGGCGCGGGCGTCGGCGATGATCGCCTGGTAGCTGTCGGCGGCCGCGCGGTGGCACTCGTCGATGACGAGGTGCGACACCTGCCCCATGCGGGCGCGCCGCGCGGAGCGGGCCAGGGTCTGCACGCTGCCGAAGATCACCTGGCCGGACCAGTCGTCCCGCTCGGCCTTCACCACCGAGGCGGAGAGGCCGGCGACCCGGCCGATGGTCGCGCGGTTCTGCTCGATCAGCTCGTCCGTGTGCTGCAGCACCAGGATGCGGGCGCCGGGCTCTGCCGCCGCCTCCTCGCCGATGTAGAAGCCGGCGACGGCGGTCTTGCCGGCGCCCACGGGGAGCGCGACCAGCGTGTTGCCGTGCGCCGCGGTCTTGGCGCGGGCGGCGTCCACCGCCGCCCGCTGGTAGTCGCGCGGGATCATGGCGGCCCTCCCGCTCAGCGCGCCCAGAAGGGCGCGTTGCCCGCCCCGGCGGGCGGCTGGGCCGGCTGGGCGGACGCCCAGGGCGGCGCGGCGCCGCCGGTCGCCGGGGCCGCCGGGCCGGGCGGCATGGGCTGCGCCGGCGCCGCCCCCATCAGGCGGGCGTAGTCGGCGTGCTCGGGCCCGATCGCGGCGGCGATGACGTTGCGGCCCGGGCCGCGCGGGTCGTCCCTGTCCTTCTCGACGCCGATCCGGGCGAGGAACTCCATCCCGTTCAGGTCGCCATAGCCGCGGATGGTGCGCGCGGCGCGGGCGCGGTCGGAGCTGTCCTTCGAGGCGATGCCGCGCGCGCTCTCAAGGATCCCCCGGATCAGCGCGCGGCCGCGGTTGCCGTATGGGTCGTCCGCCCCCTGCGCGCCCTTCCCGCGCAGCCCGATGCGCGTGTAGATCCGGCGCTTGGCGTGCGGCCCCTCCAGGATCACCGCCTCGGTGTTGAGGTACTGCGCGTCGCTGGTGCGGCTCTGCGTGACCCAGCCCTCCGGGCCGACGCCGCCGGGCCGGATGGTGAGGCGGACCTTCGCCAGCGTGCCGGCGGGGATCGGCTCGAAGGCGTCCTGCTGCGCCTCGGCGCCGTTGAAGTCGTGCGTGAAGCTGCCGGACATGGCTCAGCCCTCCTGCGCCGTCGTGCTGATGGTGGGGGTCGCGGGCGCCGCCGCGGGCAGTGCGACCTGGAACTGCGCCGCGGGCGGCGATGCGAGCGGACGGCGGATCTTCTCCATCAGCCGGCCGAGATGCGGCTCCTCGATCGTGGCGAGGCGGCCGCTGCGGTCCTTCGCCGGGTAGCCGAAGGGATTGAGCGTGGTGCAGACGAAGGCGCGATACGGCGCCTCCTTCTCGCGCGGCACCTCGGCGAGGGTGATCACCTCATCGACGATGCCGGGCAGCTCGAGCCCGGTCTTGCTGCCCTCGACCTGCAGCGCGAAGAACGGCCGGTTGAAGTCGTCGAGCTGCTTGTTGAGCAGGCCGACCAGCCAGACATTCTTGTTCGGCGTGTGCTGGAGGTGCGTCAGCCAGCCGATCATCTCCTGGCCGAGCAGGCCGTAGGCGCCGCGCAGGTCGGGCTTGCCGCTGCGGTCGGAGACCGCCTGCGGCTGCCCTTTGCACCACTGCAGGCACAGGCGCGAGGCGACGGTGATGCTGTCGACGAAGATGGTGTCGTACTTCGCCAGCTGCTCGGGGGTGCCGAAGGCGGCGCAGACGCGCTGATAATGCGTCGCGTCATACGGCTGGTCCGGCCGCATCGCCGGG